GTTCCAGCACCTGCTGTAGCGTTAGCAAGAATAATTCCTCTTAATCTTGTTCTTCCGCCAAATACAGAACCAGTTCCAGTAACTCTAACCGCTTTTACATCTGATTTCATACTCATTAATTTCTCCTAATTTTAAGAGCTCCCGAAGGAGCTCTTTAATTTCTTATTATGCTACCGCTGCGCCTGTAGTAACATCAACAAAATTTGATCCGTTACCAAAGCAAAGAGATCCAGTTAATGATGCACCTGTTGCATCAGAAACGTAGATTACCAATCCAGCAGTCGCTGTAGGTAAAGTTGCTAAAGTATAAGTTGGAGCAATAAATCCATTATCTGATTTTACTGGTCCTGAAAAAGTTGTTTGTGCCATAGTTATATCCTCCTAGTTTATTTGATACAGTCTCTAGGCCGTCGACTATACGCGTCCGTATCAAAATTTATGTATAGTGATTAGAATATATATAATATTTTAAAGAAGTGCAAGGTATCCCGTAGTCTAAACACACTTTTTGTTTAATGTTAACTACTTAATTAGCCAGCAAACTGATGTATTTCTAAATCAGTAGAATTAGCATAGTTATATGCCTCTTCTTCTTGTGCTTTTAAGATGGATCTAATTACCTTTTTGATCTCATCTCCTAATTGTAGCATATCAGTTGTTATTTTACCCTCATTTTGAAGATACATCTCGTTCCATTTGGATTCCAGTTGTATTTTCTTCGCGAAGAGTAACATTGTGTTGTTTGCCACGTTCAACCTCCTCATAGGTTATATAAAATCCACCTGTATATCTAAGTAGATTTGGTTCCCATTCTATAGCATTTTTTCCCAGATAGTCAATAATTTCTTTATGGACCTGATCCATAGTAATCATAGAACTATCTGTCTCATGATAGAATTTTGTCTGTAATTTTTTAGTAAAAATTTTAAAAAGGTAGGTTCTCTTCATCACATCTTTCTCTAACATTTTAAGATGGGCGGGTCAAGCCCGCCCATCGAATCGGTATACGATTACGCGCCTGGCGAACCGAAGATACCTCTAGGATCAGACCAACCGAAGCTGTATCTTTCTCTAGCTTTATATCTTACGTTTCCAGTGTCAAAGTCGCCTTCCATCTTAGTAGTGATAGAAGCTCTGTTGAACATTTTCAAGCCGTTAGGCACGTCTGTCTTGATAAAGAACGCATCAGTATCAGTTAAGTAGTTGTTTACTACATAACCTTGAGGAATCATCCCCATGTTTTTGATTGCGTTGATATCATTGTCAGCTGTTCCAACTCTTTGAGCAGATTTCATTAATCTTTCCGCAGTGAATTGTAGTTCACTAGGGATGATTAATTTCATTCCTCTCGCAGCGATTTTTAAGCCTCTTTCATCAACGAAAGCAGCGATATCAATTAATGCTTGCTCTAACGAAGTCTCGTTTAAGTCAGCAGAAGTTGAAAGCTCGTTTTTGAAAGTTCCAGCGATGATTGGGTGGTCAGTAGCACAAAGCTCCTTTCCATCACCACCAGCATAAGAACTGTTAAACGCATTGTTTAATACGTTTGCAGCTTTTACTTGCTTAGTGTTCGCCATAGATCTTGCTAACGCTTTTGTATATCTAGACGCTAGTCTGTCATACAAGTTGTCTTCAATCGCTTCTTCTGTGATTGAGAAAGCAAGAGCTATTGTTTCGTGAGTGTATCTAGCAGTGAAAGTTTCCTGAGCGTTGTCGTAAGTCACTCCAGATCCTTCTGGTTTAACTTCCGCATTCGCGAAACCAGATAACATTACTTCTTCTTCAAAAGCTCTGTCACTGTTTTCTGTGTCGAAAATTGCAGTGTGCTGATTCTCATAGTTTTTATATTCCAGGCCGAATAGGGCATTCAATCCTGGCTCTAGTTCTTTAACTAGTTGTGATCGTGATATAGCCATATAATTTTATCCTCCTATTATACGCCTGCAACTTGTTTCAAGAAGTGCTCATTAATGATCACTACCCAGTTAACGTTAGCAGATGCTAAATCGCTATTACTAGGATCTTTAGAAACACCAACGATTTTTAATTGACCGTTAGTAGTACCTAAAGTTGCGTCATCTAATTCAACTTTAGAAACGAAGTTTGGTGTAGCACCTGCTGTATAAGCGATATCCGCGTCGTTAAACACGTCTGTCTGAGCAGAAGCTCCACTGTTGTTTGATTGTATTTCGAACCTTTGATAAGGATCATCTGCCACGAAACCGACAATGTCAGTCGCAGTATTTGAAGCCTTCAAATGGTTCGCCCAAGTTGGTTTGCTTGTTGAAGCATCAGTATAGAAAACACCGTTTAGTGATCCTAATAAAACATCGCCTGCTGCAGCTACACCAATAGTTCCAGTAGCTAAAGCAGATACTGGATCGTTTTGGTATATAGCAGTTGCAGAAGCTGCAATGCTGTATTCGGATAAACCTTGAGCGTCTCTATTTTGACCAACTTTTCCGATTGCTTTCATACCGAAAGCAGCGTCTTGGTTTGCCATAGTTTTTACTCCTATAATTGTTTAAGTTTATCCAGTGGTTTAGGAATTGTTAAAAGATTAACTTTTCTTTGAGCCACCGAAAGTAACACGAGTCTGTCTATCACTATTGATAGGCATACTTGGATGCTGTTCCTTCATGAGATCGTTGTTTACTGCATGGTCTCTATCTTGAGTTTGCTTATTGAAATAAGCTTCTCGAGACTTTGCGATCTCTTCTGGTATCCTAGCCAGCAATAGGCCGCCAACCCCTATGACTCCTGCATATTTGCCTTCTTTAACAGTTGGATAATCTGTATCAGGATATTCATCGCTTCTAACGAGTTCAAACCCTGATCTTAGTTTACCTGACATGTTCTTTGTATCATCAAAGCCCATGCTCTCGGCTCTTATCCATCTGTGTCTGAATCCATCAGGCGCAGGTGGTGCATCAAGTGATGACGGGGGAGTCCAAGTTTGAGGTCTAGTTGACTTCGCTCTTGTCTGACTCACGCGTGAAGCCTTTATATTATTATCATTTTCCATTACGCTTATGCCTCCTTCGCGGTTAATTGTTTTGCGTACTCTTCGAGTGGCACACCTAATCTTTTAGCAATTGCTACTTGTGACGGTGTGAGTTTCACAGTTTTTCGGCGTCCTGTTGCGCTTGGACGTTTAGCTGATGCTACAGTTTGAGATGGTCTAGATCTCTCCTCTGTAGAATTACTCTCAACCTTATCAAATTTATTGGGAAATTCAAGTCTTATTCTCTTGTCTATTTCACTATAATATTCGTCTGATTGAGGGTCAAAACCTTCTTCCTCGACTAGTTTTTTATGTATATCAAAAGCCGTATAAGTCATGGCAGAATTGTTACCAAACCAAGAGTTTTTAGCTGCCCAAGCTTCTGCTTTAGCATCTGTTCTAACTCCTTCAGGTAATTCATAACCATTATAAGCATAACCTTCTTTGTATTGTTGAGGTGTTATGTTTACTTCTTTTTGTGACTTTTGTTCTTCATGAGCTGATTTTAAGACTGAAAGTCTAGTTGAGTCTGCATTAAGTCTAGCAATTTGTTCTTGTGCTGCGACTTGTGCATCTACATCACCAGATTCAATTGCATTTCTTAAAGATGCTCGTGCAGCTTCCATGTTTGTTTTAACTCTCGTTTCAAACTCGGAAACATAAGACTGATCAAGTTTAGAATATCTTTTTTCATATTCTTCCCTTTTTTGCTTTTCAGCATGTGCATAAGCAATTGCTTCTTCTTTTTGCCTTTCAGCTTCTCTCATTTTACGAGTTAATTTAGCAATACGTTTTTGAACGCCTTCGCTATATTCTTTTAACTCGTTTTCCTTCTCATCTTTTTTATCTTCTTGAGCTTCAACAGGTTTTTCATCAACTTGTTCTATCTCAATCTTCTCTTCTGCAACAGGCTCTTTTATCTGCTCGTTGTTTTGATCTAGATTAATTTCGGCTCCTTCTTCTTCGCCAACATCAATCATAGGTTCTTTATCTTCTGGCATAGTGCTCTCCTATGTTAAATATGATGCAAGACTGCTTCAGGATCTTTAATAGTTCCTAGCACCTCGTCATCGTTTAGTATACGCACTTCTCCACCTTCTATTGGTAAACGTGATCCTGCATATCTTGCAAAGATCACCCAATCTCCTTTTTTGCACCATGGACCTGTTGCAAATTTTTCTTTATCTGCATACGCTAGTGGTCCCATTTTAATTACATATCCACAATTGGTTGCAATACGTAATCTATCTAATGATTCTTGTGCAATTAAAATTCCGCCTTTTGTTTTATCTTTTGGAGTAAAAGGTAAAACTAGTAATCGATAACCAGATGGTTCTGGTAATTGATCAGAAATAGATTCTATATTAGTCTCATCAACTTTTTTAGTTGGTTCAACACCTTCTTCTTTATATTTTTCTTGTAATGCTAGTCTAGTCTTCGGGACTTCCGTTGAAGTCGACTGAGACGACGTTGTCTCTGTTTGGTTGCTCATCTTCTTTTGGCTCCTTATCTTGTAGCAGGTTAGAGATTTCCTGTAGTGTTAATTGTATGGCATGTGCCTGCCCTAATAAATACTTGTATTTCTCCATATTGTCAACACCACCACTCATCATAGTGTCGCCAATTTGTTGAAGACTATCTCTTAGTCTTCTTTGTGTTTTATAGATTATGGTTATTGGATCATCTGACATTAACAATTCCATTTTCTAAGACTTTTATTAATCCTAGAATTGGGATCATTAGCAGTTTTTGCTGATGTAAGTCTCTTCTTCATTCCACTCATTCTAGCGCAGAAACTTTTTCTGCGATTTGCAGCCTTAGAACCTTTCTTTAATTTAGAAGGTTTGGTTGTAACAGCCATAGAAAGTTTAGAACCAGGGTTCGCTGCACGATAGGATGCAATACCTTTTCGATTCAATCCACCTGATTTAGATTTACCTTCTTTACGCTGCCAAGCTGGTGATCTTGCCATATTATTGACATGATAAACACTCATCAGAATCTTTATCAAGATCTGCTAGTGTTTCCTTTTTTACTGGTTTACATTTGTCGCAGAAAAATTCATTATCTGTTACTTCAAACATCTCATGACATTTTCCACACTCGTTTTTCATTTATTTCTTTTTAGGAAATCCAGCTTTCATATTTGCATATGCTTTTGCTGATATAGTTGATTTAGATTTAGGTCTTGAAATGCCCTTTTTTTTACGAGCATTTATATTTGCCCAGAGTCCAGGTTTAGCTGAACCACCTTTTTTGTAACCCATTTTAGCTGCTACTTCTGGTGCAGCTTTTTTTAAGGCAGCAATGCCTTTTCCTTTTTTACCTGCTGGTATTGGTTTTTTCATCATTATTTTTTCTCCTTTTTACAGTTGCATTCATGATTACACAAACATTGTGTAATACCGAATATCTTACAAACTAACTCACATACTTTTTGTTTTATCTTTTTAAATAAACCAGACCACGTTTCCATATTATTTTTTTCTCGCCTTTCCCCAACCAGTTAATTGAGCACATGCTTTTCCACCATACTTAAATTGTTTTCGTTTAGCATATTCTCCAGCAGTTTCAGTTTCAAACTTTTTTAACTGTGTTTTTGTGCCATTTGTTACTCCAGCTTTTTTTAATGTTTTAACTGAAATCATTTATCTTTTTCTCGCTTTACCCCAACCTTTAAGTTGAATACATCCACCGTCTTTTTTACCAACTCTTTCTTTTTTACTATCTTCGTATTTTTTGATTCCAGCGACTGCTGCTCCACCAGCTCCAGTTGCCCCACCAACAAAAGTTGCATCTTTTTTTAATTGTTTTATTTTTTTATCTCTGGCTTCTCTATTTAATTTAATTTGTTCTTTAACACTGCTTTTTAATGGTTGTGTTTCCGCATCACGTTCCATTCTTGATTTATTGAGACTTTGTTGAGTTTTGATATTATCTTTTCTCATCTCCATAACTTCTTTCATGTCTTTTGCATGTTTTTCACCAAACTTTTTTCTTTCCGATAAAGGTTTTACCTTTAACATTGCATCTTTAATTTTTTTACCTGCTTTAAAATATTTTAATACCATATTATTTACCTTTTTTTGTGTTTATGATGTCTGTAGCTTTAATTCCATACACAGCAGCCACGACTGAAATCCATAAACCAGTTATCCACCAAGGCATACCTTGTAATTTCTCAAAATACAAGTTTAATTTTCGTTCCATGTCTGCATCTTCCGCAAACACAGAATATGCAAGTAAAAATAATGGGCTGGACAAGGTCAAAAGTATGAATTCGTCCTTCCAATCGTTTTTTTGATTTTCAAAAACCTTACCTTGATACTCAATCTCACCTCTTTTCATCTTTTCTGCATGTAAAAGTGCAGCTTCAGACATTGCGACTTCAGATTTTTTCTTATTTTGATAAATTTCAAAGCCAGCTTTTAATCCAGAGCCTAATAAACCCCAAGGTATCATTATTTTTTCTTCTTTTTACTCATTTTTGCTTCAGAAAGTGCAATTGCAATCGCTTGTTTTGGATTTTTTACAATTTTTCCTGATTTTCCGCTATGAAGTTTTCCTTTTTTGAATTCTCTCATAACTTTTGCAACCTTTTTAGGTCCTCTTGTGATTTGTTTTCTCATTTGTGTTCTACCTATTGCCATTGTTTTTAAGTTGTGCGGCTAAAATAGTTTTATCAAGAGAAGTTTGAGCACGAAGTTCAGCCAAATCTTCGTTCTGATCTAATTTTTCTTCTTGATTCATTTGATTCATCATTGTTTTAACTTTATCTAAGTTAATTCTAGACTCCATTTCTTGTTTCTTACGTTCATTTTCCATTGCTCGTAAGTCTACTTCTCTTGCTTTTAATTTTAATAATGGATCTGAATCAAACTGAGAAGTAATTTTGTTTTCTTCTTGAGCAAATTCTTGTGTCATCTCTGCAATCAGTTGTGCTTTTCTTGCTTCAATTTTTTCTGTCATCATTTGCACTTGTTGCATCATTTGAGGATTCTGTTGTAATGCCATTGGGTTTTGTTGTACTGCTTGTAATTGCATTAACTCTTGTTGAAACTCTACTTGCACTTGTTCTTGAGCCATAATGCTAATGTGTTCTAGAATATTTTTTTGAACTGCACCCATCACCATTGGAGCATTTTTTACCATATTTAGTTGCATGAAATTTAAATGTGCTTCAATGTGGGATCTGTGATCTTGTCCAGGAAATGCTTGGAAGGGTTGAGCTCCAAAAGCTCTGATGTGTTCCATACTTGGATCCATTGGCATTGGTTGTTGTGGTGGAGGTAAAATAGAACTAATGTCTTTTACTCCTAATGCTTCATACATCGATCGATATGCATTATATAAATTATGCATTTGTGGATTGGTTTGTGCTAATTGTAATTGTGCTTGTGCCATAGAAATTCTTTGTGTTTGAGAAAAGATATTTGGATCTGCTATAGGTAAAATATCTACTCGGTCATCAAAGTCTGTTACCTTAATGTTTCGTTGTCCGCCGACCACATCATATGGATATTCTTGTGGTAAATAAGTTTTAAATACATTGGCTAATAATTTAAATTCTTGTTTCAGTCCCACATAGAGTCTTTTGTGAATAGCAGACATCACACGCGATCCACGCTCCAAGAGTGCTACCGTCGTGCCCACGGCTGCTTGTTGGTTTCCGTCACCCACTTGCATATCAGCGATAGCCGCGAAACGTTGGCCCGCTGTTACTACGGTTCCTAATAAATTTAAAAGAACCACAGAAGGTTCTTTGAATGGCAATGCCATAAAGTGATCACGAATATTACCACCTGGTGCATCGACATCTCGCCATTCACCAGGTTGTAACGGTTGTGCATCGTCTCTAACTCGTAAACCTCTAGTTTTAAAACCAGCAGGTAAATTACTTAATGTACCAGCATCTAAGAGTTGTCTTAATGCTGAAGTTGCAGTTCTTGTTAATCCACCGATCATGTGAATCAATCCAAAACCATAAAACCCTAAACCTGGTAAAAATTTATAATGTACAAAATATTGAACTTTGTTTTTCTTAATATCATTTTCTAAAAAGTTTCTTCGAATCGATAAAACTTTTCTTGAATCTTGTTCTACTGTTACTACATAAGGAAGTTTAATTCCTGTGGGCTCACCATTTGAATCGGTATCTTCAAATCCTTCTAAATCTAAATTTACATGACACTCTAATAAAGTATAAATGTCATCTTGTTTTGTTTGTTTAATTCCTTCTAACTCTTGTTCTTTTTTTGAAATATCATCTTGATGTGAAGAAGGTGGGTTTAAATCTATATCTGCATAAAATCCTCCTACTTGTTGTTTTCGTAAATCATTTTCAGAAATTTTAATAACATGAATAATGGCTTCTGCATCTTCTAGTGAATTAGCAGAATAAGGAACTACTAAATCATCTGCAGGAACAAATTTAGAAACTGCTCTTCCTAAAAGATCATCGTAGTACACTTTTTTAAAAGTGGATCCGCTTAGTGGTAAATAAAAAAGCATTTGATCAAATTCCGCTTCGTACTCTTTCATCTGGTCCATGATTTGATAATTCATGAAATCTTTTACACGTTGTGCTTGATCTACTTTAGGTGGGGTAATTGTTCCTAGAATTTGAGTTCGTACAGGTCCTTCTGCAGGTAATAATTCTTTATAAGCTTGTGCTTGAAACTGAGTAACTGCTTCTGCTAGTACAGGATGATTAACTCCTGAAGCTCCTTTAAACGGTTCTGTTCTTCTTTCATATTTAAAACCTAATAAATCTAAACCATTGGTGTAAGTTTGTTCCCAATCTTTTCTAGATTGTTTATAATCTAAATAATCAGAAGTTAATTTTGATCCAATTGGATCTAAAATGTCTTCATCTAATACTTCAGCTAAATTAGAAAAATGTCCTTGTTCTGGCATATCGGTTGCCGTAGGATCAAAAGATATTTCTACTCCGCCGTCTTCGGTTGGGGTAATTTCTGTTTCTCCAGATTCTTCTATTGTTTCTTCTGGAGTAGCTATTTCCTGTTCTTCAAACTCAACTTCAGTTGTTTGATTCGGTAATGATTTATCTATTTCTGCCATTAAAATAATCTATCTTGTTTGGAATAAAGTTTCAATACCCTGTGACATTGGACCCTTCTCAGGAGGTATAGTATCAGTTAATCCTCCTTTTGCAAACTCTTTTCTGTAGCCAATACCAAAAGAAGGTTCTCCTTGATTCATTTGAACTCCACCTTGAAAATTACCATAATTAAAACCAATGCCATAATCAAAAGGCCTGTAATTACCTATTCCTAAACCTGCTGTAATACCTAAACCATCTCCTTGATAAAGAGGAATATTTTCAACACTACTTCCTAAAATAGAATCTAGAATAATTTTTCCTGCTTCTTTAGGGTCTGAGGTAGAAATAGGAGGCATTCCTATCGCGCCCCCTGTTGCTTTTCTTTCTCTTAAATTTTTAACAAGAGATTCTAGTCCTTGATAACCACCACTAATCTCATCTTCAAATTCTTTGGTGTAATCATCAGGTCCCATAGAATAATAAACTTGTTCACCTTCATAATATTCATCAGGTGGTTTTTTACCTTTTGTCACTTCATCAGGTAAATTTTTCCTTACACCCATCTCGGATTGAAATCCTCTATCTGATTCAAATTTAACAAAAGATTCTTGTTTTCCATCAACCACTTCAACACTTTTTCCTGTTTTAGGATCTCTAAATTCATAAACATCAAAATCTCTTTCTGATTTTTTTTTCTTTCCAAATTTTTTAACACCTGCAATTAGATCATAAAAGAAACTAGGCATTCCTTGTTCTGATAAAATTTTTGGAGTTGCCTTTGTTGCTGTTTTGGCAAACTTAAAATATTTACCTAAAACAGGTAGTGCAGCTATTCCTCCTAGTAATTTTAAAAACCCTCTACGGTCCATAGATATCTCCTAATGATGCTAATCCTTGTTTTTCTCTTTCTTCATATCGTTTCTCCGCTTCTGGTTCAATATAAAAAGGCTTGTCTCCTGTGTCTACAAAAACATTTGAACCAGAATAAGGTTCAAATTGTCTAGCAGGACCAAACTCTTTTCTTAAATATTTATCATAAATACCTTCAATTTGATCTTTAACTTCTTGTGAAGTTTCTGTTGGAATATAATCTGTCTCATCGGTTCCTAACACATCATATTGAGGAGTATAGTATTGTTTAATTACTTCTTTTTCTTCAGGTGTAGCATAACGCTCTAATTGTCCTTTACGTTTAATTGCATCTATAACCCCACCAGCTCCTATAAAATCTAAAGGTTGTTGTAAATTTGTTAATGCAAAATCTTCTGGAGTTTCGTATTGAGCTTTTTCACCTAAATCATATACAACAGTTCCAGCTGCAGCTGGAACTAAAACTTTATTTAATAAAAATCCTAAACCTTTTTTTCCAAGTTCAATACCTTTTCCTAAATAAGGGGTTTGTTTAGCTTTTTGGTAAATGTCTTTAACTCCTTGTGCTGTTTTGGAAAGTGTTTCCATTGCTCCTTGTCTTACCATAGGAGTAGTTGCAGCGGCGGCTGCGGTTACCGAAGCTGCAGTAGCTCCAGGTGACATTTCTGCAGTTTGAACCTCATCTGGTTTACCTTTAAATTTATCGAATGCAGCTCCCGCACCTACAGCGGCTGTAGTTAAAAATGCTTTCATAGGTGTGCTCATACCTGGAATATTTTTACCTTGATTAAATGCTTTTTGTAAATTTTTCCAATCTACTTTATTGTATCCTTGTAGATTGCCTTGTACAAAATTTTCTACGGCTCTCAAACCACCTAACGCGGTTGTAGGACCACCTCCATATCTTTTACCATTAATAACAACAGAAGCTCCAGCATCTTTTAAAAATTTTATATTTTCTGGAGTTATGTTTTTAGAGTCTGTTCTCATAAGTCCTTCAACACCTCTAATTTTAGCATTAACTAATCTATTTAATAACTGATAGTCTCCCGTGGGTCTAGAAGCTACACCTGATCGGTGATGTAATACCAAAGCTCTTTCTGTTTGCCTTACTCCTTTTTCATTAATCATATAGTTCAATAAACTATTTAAAGTAATCCTATCATTTTGAACACCACCTTTAGTTAAAATTTTTGTAATAGCTTCATTAGGAGAATTGTGCACTCGTTTAGCTATATTAAAATACTTCTTAGTATTTTCAAAATCTGGGTGATCTAGTTTTTTGTTATCATTTCCTCCCATTAAAACTCCTCCAAATTTTTTAGCATATTTTTTAGTCGAGAAATATGTTCTGTTTTTTCCAAATTCTGATTTTCCAAATTCTGAGTTGTCTGTAAATCCAACTATTATTTTTTTACCATTAATAATAGTTTTTTTTGGAATATAATTTTTATTTCCATTACGATAAGCTCTTTCCATTTGACCCATCATCCAACCTTGTGGACTTCCAAAATCTGCGGATACTTTAAATTGTTTGGGATCGTTAATATAATTAACAATTCTTTTACCAAGATTCATATTGGTAGTTTTTGTTTCTGGAAGTCCATATTTATATTTTTCAAAATCCCATTCTTGGACTCCTGGTGGTAAAGAAAACTTTGCAACTATCTTTTTTTGAACATCAAGAGGTAACATATCTTTTACTGTTTTCTGGTAACCTCTTTTTACAAAATTAGAGATACTAGTGTATTCGGGATTTGTTTTACTACCTATTTTAAATGGGACACCTAATTTTTGATTGGGTCCAAATTTAAGTTCTGTATCAGGATATGCTTTTTTAATTAAATTTTGTTGTTCTTTGGTTAATGGATTTTTTTGAGATGTCATGTCTAATACATTAGGACTCCTTGCATAACGTTTTTGAACTTCATCTTTTTCTGATTGATCAGTTAAATCTTTAAATTGTTTTTGAAACATCTTTTGAGAGTATTTATTCAACATTTTTAATTTTTCAGGATCTATGTTTTTATATCGTTGTTGAACTAAGCTTTGAATATTTTTTGTTTTTTCTTGAAATTCTCTTGAAAGTTTATTAGCTTCTTCTAAAGTAAGTCCTGCTTGATTAAGTTTTTTACCACCTTTTTGTAATCGTACATAATATTGACCTGGTCTTTTTAAATAAACTCCTGGTTCTTGTTTACCAGCATACCCACCAGGCCCATCTACCAATCCACGTTTCGCGGGTATCAAACCTCCATCCGCCATGGCTACTCGTCCTTGTAGTTTATCTAAAATTTTTTCAAACATTATCCACGCTCCCCGAATAATGTTGCAAGACCGCCGTCCGCGTTTGGTTTACGACCAGATTTTATATATTGATCGTATTCATATTCACTAAACATTTTATCAAACACGTTATCAAACATTCCTTTTTCTTCTTTAGGAGCAATAGGTCCTTTTCTATCCGTATCTAAATCTTCTCTAAGTTTGAAAGTGTGAGATGGTTTTTTCATTTGAAAATCTACTGTGCCATCATCGTATTTAATAAATCTTTGGTTTGGAGGAAGATCAGACATTAACTGATTCCAAACATTTTCATTTTCTGCAAGCTTTGGATTCTTTTTTAGTTCTTTAATAAAATTAGGAAAAGTTTTTTTCACATACTCTACTTCAGATGGATCCATTCCCATTTTGTTTACGTTCTTTATAGTATTTTTTAATCTAGCAATAATAGCTTCTGACGCTGTAAATTTACCTTTTCCTTTTTTTGCTTTTTTTGCAAGATCTAATATTTTTTTACCTTTTAAAATTCCACCTGCCATTAATCCAACTCGTCCACCGTCCGCCATTTTTGGAAAATATTTATTTGCAAAATCAAAAAGACTTAGTCCTGTTTGTTCTTCTCCTCCTGCAGCATCGTATGCTTCTTGAACCATTAACCAATAGTTTCCACCTTTCTTAAATCCTACTCTGCCGCCGTTCGCAAACATATCGTCATCGGGTAAGTCTTTGTACTTATCTGAAAAAGTTTCTGTGATGTAAGGATTGCCTTCTTTATCTCTTTGAATAATTCCTCTTCCAGGTCCTCTTTTAACTCTCAACGTTTTACCTGATAAAAAATCTTCAATATCTTTTACAGGGATCTGTTCATTCTTTGCAAGATCTAAAAGATTTTGTCTATCCATAATAATTCTTTTTCTAATTTTTGTTAAATTAGTTTTAGGTGCAGTGCCTTTCGTAATTTCTCCTGATGTCATTAAATCATCAATAGTAGGTTTCTTTTTTAATTCAACTTCCATCCCTGCCATTCCAGGTTTATGATTTTTATCATAGACCATAACAGAGGTTGGTTTATTCATTGTTTGTAAACTTTCTTTTGCTTGTAAATTTTGAGCTTCTAATTTTTTCTTTAATGCTTGTTCTCTTAGTTTTGGATCTTGTAAAGGAATAGCTTCAATCCCTGCTGGTTTTGATTTGGGTTTAGCAGGAAGTTTAGGGGGATTAGCATAAAGTTTAACTGCATCTTCTGCATCTAATTTTTCTAGATCTACTCCAGATTCCATTAATTTGTTTCGAATACGAAGAGCTGTATTCTCTATAAATTTAATTTCTTTGGGATTCGGAAAACGTTTATTTGCTTTTGCAAATCCTTTTAATAAAAACTGATATATTTCCCAACCGTATCGTAACATTAATAATATTTCATCTCCTGTTGTGGAAGTGGTTCGTCTTCGTAGTCTTCAGGGTGAGATACAAATCCTCCTTGCCTAAATCGCATGACCGCTTGGGTCATAGAGTCTACTAAGTCGTCATTGTCTCCATAAGGAAACGCAGCACACTCCTCAATTACTTCTTCTGCAAACTTTTGTTCAGGCGCCCAAATCATACCACTTTCAAATAGTGGTGCTACGGCGTTTACTCTTGCGTGTTTATCATTCCCTTTAGAAGGAGTGAAATTGACCACGGGGATACCCATTTTACGCAATTCATACGTTAAAGGCAAGCCCGAAGCTTTGGATTCTACTATAATTGTTTCAGGTTTCCAATAACTATATTGTTCTAATGCTTTCCTTCTAAGTTCAGGAAACTCTAGTCTTTCCTTGACTGCATCTAACAATATGAGATTAGCTGGACTATCGGCATCAGGATAAAATACACCCCAGGTAGTAATAGCAGAATAATCTGCCGTTTCTTTTTTTAGGAAAGCCGTATCATAAGATTGAATGACATGTTGTAAAGGTGGTACATAATCCTTTTCCCACACGTTCCACCATTCACGTTTAATGATACTTCCTTCTTCGGAAGTTGGGTTTTGCATCCACTGCGCGTTCCACTTTCCAACACTAAGGGATGCTTTAACACCTTCTAATTCTTCTAACTTCCAAAACTCTGGCCAAACAGGATCTCCACTTGGCATGATCGCAGGAAACTCTATCACTTCCCATTGATCCGACTTTGCTTCTTTTTGTGCTTTGATTAACATACCTGTTAAATCTTTTTGACTCCATCTTGTCATGACTAGGACAATCGTTCCTCCAGGTTGTAAACGCTGACGTGGTCCTGAAGTATACCATTCGTATGCTCGTTCTAATGCAGTCGCGTTCAGCGCATCTTGCTCCGAGTGTGGATCGTCAATAATCAATAAGTCCGCTCCACGGCCCGTGATGGCTGATCCAACACCCGCTGCATAATATTCACCACCCTGGGATGTCTCCCATTTGCCCGCGGCTTGTGAATCTTCTCTTAGTCTAGTTTCAAAGACTTGCTTGTATAGCGGATCGTCCATAAGTGTTTTAGCTTTACGACCAAACCTGACTGCAAGTTCAGTAGTGTGAGTCGATTGAATAATTTTTAATTTTGGATTTCTACCAATCATCCATGCAGGAAGTAAGAAGGAACTAAATTCAGATTTCGTGTGCCGCGGTGGCATATTAATAATAACACGCTTTAGTTTACCTTTTGCAATTTGATTAAATTTTTCTGCAATGATTTTATGATGGGACCCTTCAATAAATTCTGGCCATACGTGTTTCACGAAAGCCATAAAATCATTTTGGACCTGGGACCCCTTTTTCTTTTCTGCTAATTTAATAGCAAGTTTCATAAACTCCTTCTTTGCATCAGGAGGTAACTTGTCTAGTTTTATATTATTTAAGTCCATTCGAAAAAAAATTTTGCAAAATTTTTTTGCATGTTGTTTTTATTTTCATTATGTTTTTATCTCCTATTTAAGTCTAAATCAAGCAATTCAACCTAAAGTAGTGGGACCCCTTTTTTTAAAATGGGTGGGTGGGCCCAAGGCCGCAGGCTAGTTTTGGATTTGGATTGGTACCTCTATCGCCGCGCGAAGCGCGGCGCGCACAACTGGAGCGCGAAGCGCGGGGTGCGCACATTGACGCACCCTGCATTATTATCTTGACAATACTATTACCAACCTTGGTTAACAGCGCCCTTGACTAATATCATTTTACCTACCATGTAATCAGTGCCCGCTCCATAACTCTCGTCCCAATGTTTCTGCGCATCGGGATTGTGTGGTAATCGTTTTAACTTTCCCTCCTCATCACATAACAATCTATCTCCATTCTCTAATGGTACACTTTGTATGTAGCCACCAATGAATTCTTTTGCCTCGTCATATGTTGGCTCTTGTTTATCGTAGATTTTAAATTGTTCTGTCATATGTTTTCCTTTCTGTTTTGTGGGGTAGTTATTATCAAGGCTCATACCCCAGGAGCCAAAAACAGATTATCAAATATGGGATAATCTGTCAATCATTATATTGGTCAAGATTGCCGCACCCCCTCGTTGTTGTTAATCGGTTTAATGGTTTTGGCTGTGTAGTCCTCGCCTCTCCAATTCTGATAAGTTTCAGTAGTAACATTAACAGGTGTTTCTAGTGGCTCGTTTCTAGGCGCAATGTTTCTACATTGGCTTGCATACCTTGCAAAGAAATCAGTCCAACAGCCTTGACTACAAAAATATTGCCATGGACCATTTTGATTCCATTGCGTTATTTTTATTTTTCTAGTCCTTAATACTTTGTTTCCTTTCACACCTCGCACTCTATCTTGTGTCTGATAAGTATGGCAATTAGGACCATGACACCAATTATAGTCGCTCATTTTTTTTCCTCGCTATTTTATTTTGATAGTCGATTGCCTCTAAACTTCCTAACAAACCTAATAGGGCTAGTATTACAAAACCGAACACACCTAGTCCGATTGCAATTAAATGTATTGTACTCATTGTTTATCCTTTCTGTTTTCTTCACTCTATCTCATAATGAGATAGAGTGAAAGTGTATTTATTGTCGCACCTTATGATGCAATTCTCATTTCTTCAGTTAGTATAAATGCCTCTCTAAATTTAATTACATGATAAGAAGTTTGCTTATCAGTATTAATTAATTTATATCCTCTCAACTTATCCTCAGCAATATCAACATCGCTAGTTTGATCTTGCACAAAATAAGAATCGGGTATGCCATAAAATTTTACTTTTTTAATTATTAGATACATAGTTTCCTTTCTGTTATGCTACTTGTTTGATTGTCCAATTTTTGGTTGCTGTTCTATAACCCATTTTATCTAAATCAAAATAAACAAAATACTTTTCATTATTTTTTTTGCTTATTCCCTCTCTAGTTTTCTCATCAGTTTTACCTCTACGAGTGATAAACTTTTTATCTTTGTGTGAGTAGTAAGTTATATTAAACATTTTATTTTCCTTTCTATTTGTTTATGGGATAATCTAACATAGATTATCCCATAGTGTCAATACTTATTAATTGACAGATTGTCGCATTAAAGATTTATAGTATGCAATCTTTTCTTCTCTACTTGCAAACTCATCATCTTTATCAGTTAGCATATCAGCTAAATTACTTGGACTATAAACTGATAATGCC